TGCACACGCAGGTTTTCGTCACAATTTGAGGACATTTGGCAAAATTGCTAGGGATTTAGGGGTTTTTGACCCCCTCGGGACCCTAAGAAATCGACGTTTTTACTCAATGTTTTCGTGAGTTTCTGGCACCGGTAACCCCTATGCGACCAGGGCCTGAATGAGCGGCAAAAAGGGGCGCAGCGGCCGGCGGCCGAACCCGCGCCCGGCGCCGGCGCCCCCGGCGGCCTACGACGCCAAGATGCGGCGCCTGCTGCTCGCGGGGCCGTGGGCGGTGGGGCTGACGCTGGCGACGATGCCGCCGCATGACGAGCTCGCGGCGATGTGGGCGGAACACGGGGCGACCCTCGGCCGCCGGGCGTGGTTTGCCGGGCGCCTGGCGTTCGTGCAGCGGGCCCGGGGCGAGACGCCCCGACGGACGGGGGCGCCGCAGGTCGTCGAGGTCCTGAACCAGCTGACGCACACCGGCGACTATGCCGGGCAGCCGTTCACGCTGCGCCCGTGGCAGAAGTCGCGCATCATCCTGCCGCTGTTTCGCACGGGCCGCGACGGGCGGCGCCTCGTGCGCACGGCGCTCGTGATGCTGCCGCGGAAGAACGGCAAGACGGAGCTGGCGGCGGCGATCGCGATTTACTGCCTGCTCTTCGACGGGACGAGCGGCGGCGAAATCTACTTGGCCGCCGCTGACCGCGAACAGGCCGGCAAAGTGTACGGCGCGATCGTGACGATGCTGCGCGCCGACCCCGAGCTCGAGCGGCAGGTGCTCATCGTCGAGTCGCAGAAGCGCATCCAGCATCCGGGCTCCGGGTCGCTGCTGAAGGCCATCAGCGCCGAGGCGTACTCGAAGCACGGGTTCAATGCGTCGGTGGTCATCTACGACGAGCTGCATGCGGCGCAGACGCGCGAACTGTGGGACGTGCTCGCGACGTCGCAGGGGGCGCGGGTCGAGCCGCTGCTGATTGCGATCTCGACGGCGGGCTACGACCGCAATTCGATTCTCTACGAGCTGTATGCGCATGCGCAGCGGGTCGCCGAGGACCCAAAGCTGGACCCGACGTTCCTGCCGATTGTGTTCGAGGCGCCCAAAGACGCCGACTGGCGCGACGAGCGGGTGTGGAAGAAAGCGAATCCCGCGCTCGGCGATTTTCGCTCGCTGCAGGACATGCGCATCATGGCGGCGCGGGCGGCCGAAATCCCGGCGCAGGAGAATTCGTTTCGCCGGCTGTACCTGAACCAGTGGACCGAGCAGGCGTCGCGCTGGTTGTCGCTCGAGAGCTGGGACGCCTGTCGCGCCGACGCCGTGCCGCGCACCGGGCGCGTCTGGTATGTCGGCCTCGACCTCTCGTCGACAACCGACCTCACGGCGCTCGTCGGCGTCTCGCCCGACCCCGACGGCGTGCATTTCGCCGTGCGCGCGATGGCGTTTCTGCCGCAGGCCCGCATTCGCGACCGGGTCACGCGCGACCGGGCGCCGTATGACGAATGGGGCCGCCGCGGGCAGTTGATTCTCACGCCCGGCAACGTCGTCGACCACGAGCGCGTGCGCGCCGAGCTGCAGCAGTGGGACGCCGAGAGCGCCGGCGTGCGCGAAGTGGCGTTCGACCCGTGGAATGCGACCGACCTGCTGCAGCGGCTGAAGGACGTCGATGGGTTCACCTGCATTCCGATCCGGCAGGGGTTTGCGTCGCTGAGCGCCCCGAGCAAGGCGCTCGAGCAGGCCATTCTCGGCAAGACGCTGCGCCATGACGGCGACCCCGTGCTGCGCTGGTGTATCAGCAACGTCTCGGTCGAGCACGACCCGGCCGGCAACATCAAGCCGAGTAAGCGCGTCTCGACCGAGCGCATCGACAGCGTCGTCGCGCTCGTGATGGCGCTCGACCGCCTGCAGCGCAACTGCGTGCCGGCGGCCGTGCCCGATTACTCCGTGGTGTGGCTCGGGGCGCCGGCATGACGCCGCGCCGCGGGCGGCCGCCGCTCGATCCTGATGGGCCGAGCATCAACGTGCATCTACGGCTGTCGTCGAAGCAGTACGACGCACTCTGCGCCCGCGCCAGCCAACAACGCGAGACGCTGTTAGACATGATTCGGCGAGCACTCGCCGAGAATTTAGTGTCAAAAAATAGACGCCGGACCTAAAGGTACAACACGATGGCGCGGCAGATGAAGGAGACAGCCTAATGGCGACTGTGCGAGTCGATTACTACGACGCCGAATGCGTTCGCTGCGGCTGGAAGCATCGCGTGATGTACGGCGCAGACCTCGGCACATACATCGCACATACCCTCGCTGTAGCTAAGCACGCCAACGCGACAGTCGGACGCTGCACAGCGTATCCAGACGAGATTCGCCAGCAAATGAAGGAGACAGACATTTAGTCGCCAAAATTCGACGGGGCGCCTGAGCCTGGCGCATTCTCCTGTCGCCCCTATGGATCGCGCCTACGCCGTCCTCGACGTCAAGTCGGTCGACCTCGACGCCCGCATCATCGAGGGCTACGCGACGACGCCGACGACCGATCGCAATGGCGACGTCGTCGATCCCTCGGGCGCCGAGTTTACGCTGCCGATGCCGCTGCTGTGGCAGCACGACGTCACGCAGCCGATCGGCGAAGTGACGGCCGCGACCGTCACGCCCGCCGGCATTCACATCACCGCCAAATTTGCCACGGTCGACGAACCGGGCACGCTGCGCGATCGCCTCGACGAGGCCTGGCAGAGTGTCAAGGCCCGGCTCGTGCGTGGGCTGTCGATTGGGTTCAAGCCGATCGAGAGCAAACGGCGGCCGTCCGGCGGCTATGACATCAAACGCTGGATGTGGGCCGAGTGCAGCGCCGTTACGGTCCCGATGAATATCGCCGCCACGATTACCAGCATCAAATCTGCGGTCGGGGATAGTCCCCCACCCACCAGGAGAACGCCCGCCATGCAACAGACCTACGCCGAACAGATTGCCGCCCACGAAACGACCCGGAGTACGGCGCTCGCCGGCATGGCCGACGTCATGGCGAACACGGAGAACGGCAGCACGCTCGACGCCGAACAGGCCGCCAAGTACGACAGTCACGCCGCGCGCATCAAGGCGCTCGACGCCCACATCGGCCGCCTGCGCGAGCTCGAGTCGCTGAACCTGACGGCCGCGGCGCCGGTCATTCAGCCGGCGGCGGCGCTGCCGTCGCGGCCGTTCGTGCAAATCAAATCGAACGTGCCGCCCGGGACGGCGTTTGTCCGTCTCGCCTGCGCGAAACTGATGTGCAAGGGCAACAACTACGAAGCGGCCGAGTACGCGAAACGGTGGGACGATTCGACGCCGGAAGTCTCGCTCGCGCTCAAGGCCGCGGTCGCGCCCGGCACGGTCACCGATGCGACCTGGGCGGCGCCGCTCGTCAATCAAAACATCTCGAACGATTTCATCGGCCTGCTGCGCCAGGCGACGGTGTTGGGCAAAATTCCGAACCTGCGCGAAGTGCCCTTTAACACGAAGGTGCCGAGCCAGACCGCCGGCGGGACGTACGGGTGGGTCGGCGAATCAAAGCCGAAGCCGGTCACCAAACTCGCGTTCTCGAGTGAGTCGCTCGGCATCACCAAGGTCGCCGGCATCGTCGTGCTGACGCAGGAGCTGATCCGGCTCTCGAATCCCAAGGCCGAGGACCTGGTCCGCAAGGACATGATTGCCGGCATCGCGGCGTTTCTCGATCAGCAGTTTCTCGATCCGGCGGTCGCCGCGGTCGCCGGCATCAATCCGGGCAGCATCACGAACGGCGCGGCCACCGCGGTCGCGACGACGAATCCCATGGCCGACATCATGGGCCTGATTAATCACTTCGTGACCAACAACATTTCGGTCGACGGCGTGACGTTCGTGATGTCGCCGGGCAACGCGCTGGCGCTGTCGTTCCGCCACAATCTCGACGGCTCGCCCGAATTCCCCGGCGTCGGCCTGAGCGGCGGCAGCTATCGCGGCCTCACGTTCATCACCAGCGGGGTCGCGGGCACGAACGTCATCGCCATGCAGCCCGACCTGATTCTCTACGCCGACGACGGCGGCGTGACCATCGACGCGAGCACCGAGGCGTCGCTGCAGATGGACAGCGCCCCGGCCTCGCCGGCCGATGCGACCACGGTCTATGTGTCGCTCTGGCAGACCAACACGGTCGGCCTGCGTGCCGAGCGGTTTGCGAATTGGAAGCGCATCGGCACGAACTCGGTCAAGTACCTCACCGGCGTCGCGTGGCCCGCGCCGACCGGCGGCGTGCAGCAGGCCGAACCCCCGACCCGCAACGGCCGCAAAGAGTAACGCGCCGTGCGCATCCTCGGCTACGACCTGACCCGGGCCCGCCCGCAGGGATCGACGGTCCCGGCGGGCGTGGCCGTGGGCGGCCCGCAGTCCTGGTTCTCAGTCATCCGCGAACCCTTCACGGGTGCCTGGCAGCAGAACGTCGAGGCCGTCTCCGGGAAGCAGGCCATCAGCAACCCGACCGTCTACAGCTGCGTCACGCTCATCATGCAGTCGATGGGCAAGCTGCGGCTGCGCCTGGTCGAACTGACCGGCGAGGGCACGTGGGTCGAGACGTCGAGCGCGGCCTTCTCGCCGGTGCTGCGGCGGCCGAATCGCTATCAACTGATTCACGAATTCATCGAGTACTGGATTGCCTCAAAAGTGCAGTGGGGCAATACGTATGTCCTGAAGCAGCGCGACCAGCGCGGCGTCGTCGTGTCGCTGTCGGTGCTCGACCCGACGCGCGTGACCGTGCTCGTCGCGCCCGACGGCGCCGTCTACTATGAGCTCCAAGCGAGCGACCTCGCCGGCGTGCCGCAGGAGGGCGTCGCGGTCCCGGCGAGTGAAATCATTCACGACAAGCTGTCGCCACTGTTCCATCCGCTCGTTGGCCTCAGTCCCATCTTTGCGGCGGCGCTGGCGGCGACACAGGGGTTGAAGATTCTCGAGAACAGCACGCAGTTCTTTGCGAACGGCTCGAGTCCCGGCGGCGTCATCAAGGTGCCGGTCGAAATCTCGAAGGAAGCGGCGCAGCGCCTGACGACCGAGTGGAATACGAATTATGGCGGCGTCAATGCCGGCAAGGTCGCGCTGCTCACCGGCGGGATGACCTACGAGCCGACGACGGTCAACGCGAACGACGCGCAGCTCATCGACCAGTTGAAGTGGACCGAGCAGGTCATCTGCGGCTGCTACAAAGTGCCGATGTCGCTGATTAACTCGGCGCCCGTGCCGTACGCGAACAACGAACCGCTCGTGCAGCAGTTCTATTCGCAGTGTCTGCAGACCTACATCGTCGCGCTCGAGAACGCGCTCGACGATGGGCTCGGCCTGACGACTGTGCCCGGGCGCGTCTACGGCACCGAATTCGATATCGACGACCTGCTGTGGATGGATACGGCGACCCGGACCAAGGCCGCGACCGATGCCGTCTCGGGCGGCGTCTTGTCGCCGAACGAGGCGCGCTTCAAGTATTTCGGCCTCGGCACAGTCCCCGGCGGCGACAGTCCGTACATGCAGCAGCAGATGTTTAGTCTCGAGGCGCTCGCCGACCGCGACAGTCTGAAGCCGTTCAGTCAACCGGCGGCGCCCGCGGCGGCGCCCCCAACCGACGACGAGGCCGACGAGGCCGACGACGCGAACGAGGACGCCGATGCTGGTTGAGCACGCCGACGCCAAGCAGCACGTCCGGCTGACCGTGGCCGACGGCTCGCCGCTCGACCTCGAGCTCGTGCTGAAACTCGCAGCGGCCGAGGCGGCGATTCTCGACTACGTCATGCGCAACGAGCCGGGCAAGACGCTGGCGCCGACGTGGACGAGTCCGGCGGCGACGCCCCCGAACGTGCAGGCCGCGGTGCTGCTCGAACTCGGCGAGCTGTGGCGCTTTCACGGCGACGACCCGGGCGCCGCCGCGACGATGCCCGCCCGCGACCCGCATACCGATTTCGCGCCGGCGGTCCTGGGGCTGCTGCGGCGCTATACCGATCCGGTGCTCGCATGAGCAGCGCCGGCCGCCGCGACAAGCTGGTGACGCTCGAGAACCCCGGCGGGTCGGTGCCCGACGGCGAGGGCGGGTTCATCGAAGGCTGGCTGCCGCTCGACCCGCCCGAGATGTACGCGTCCATCGTACCGGCGACGCAGAGCGACCTCGAGCGGACGGTCGCGGGGACGGTCATCTCGAGCGCGACGCATGTGATTGAAGTGCCATATCACCCGGGCGTCACGGTCCAGACGCGGCTGCGCTACAGCGAACCGACGCGCCCCGAGCGCACGTTCCAGGTGACCGCGGTGCGCAATCCCGAGGAAGCCGACCGCGACCTGGTCATCGTCGCCGAGGAGCAGCTGTAGTGCCGAACCAGTTGACGTTCACGCTCGCCGGGCTGCCCGAGACGATGGTCGCGCTCGAGCAGTTGACGCCCGAGCTCGTGAACGACGTCGAGCGCATGCAGCGCGATATCGCCGAGGCGGCGGCCGCGAACATTCGCGCGCAGTACATCTACAAGACCGGCGCCCTGGTCAAAGGCGTGCGCACGCGGCGCCTGCTCAAGGGGCGCGTCGTCGCCGCAATGGTCGTCGAGAACACGCATTGGCTCGCCGGCATCTATGACCACGGGTCGCGGACCGTGCGCGAAACCAAGGCGGGCTACAACCGCGGGCAGATGCCCGCGCGCCCGATTTTCACGCGCACGATGAACGAGGCGAAGCGCGTCGTCGCCGTCGGCACGGTCGAAATTCTGCGGCGCCATGGATTGACGGTGGTCCGTGCTGCCTGACAGTGGCGAAATCGATAACGCCATCGTCGACGTGCTGAGCGCCGACGCCGAGCTCATGGCGCTCGTCCCCGACGGCGTCTACTTCGACGAGGCGCCGCAGGGGATGGAGAACTTCGCGATCGTCTCGATGGTTGAGGGCCTGACACTGGCGCAGATGGGCGCGGCGACCGAACGGCGCGCCGCGGAGAACAATCAGTACATCGTCAAGGTCGTGATGCTCAGCGGGTCGAGCGCCAACGCCCGCACCGCCGCGGCGCGCATCGACCAGCTGCTCGAGGACCAGACGATACCGATTGATGGGTTTACCTGCCTGTCGATCGCGCGCACCGATCGCATTCGCGACACCGAACCCGACGCGGTCGACCCGTCGATTCGATGGCAACACCGCGGCGGGTACTACCGCATCACCGCCGCACCTGGAGGGACACCGTGATTAAGAGTGGACGTAACGGATCGGTCAAGTGGGACCCGACAGGTGCGGGCGGCGTCACGGCCGTCGCGCTGATGTCGATCAAATCGTTTCAACTGTCGCTGGCGACCGAGAAAATCAACGTCTCGTGTTTCGGCGACCAGAACCGGGTCTATATCCCGGGCCTGCGCGATATCAGCGGCACGATGGGCGGGTTCTGGAACAGCGAGGATATGTCGCTCGTCGAGGCGACCGAGCTGACGGCGCCCGGCTACCTCGAGCTCATACCCGATACCACCGACGGCACGCCGACGCCGTACAGCTTCAGCGGCCTGGCGTACATGGACGCCGAAATCAACACCGACGTCGAGGGCGCCCCCGAAATGACCGGGAACTTCATGGCGGCCGGGTCCTGGACCATGCCGGCCAGCGGCGTGCTCCTCGAAAGCGGCGCCCGCGGCGGCGCCCGCAGCGCGGCCGGCGCGCCGGGACGTGCCGTGATGCAACCGCCGGCGCCCGGGCGCTAAGCGAGGCGGCGCGTGTTTCGCGGGATTACCTTGCGCGGGCAGCGCGGCGAAATCTCCTACGGGTTTCGTCGCGCCGCGGCGCTCCGGTCCTGGGTCATCACGCGCGACGCCGAGTCGAAGCAGTGGACGCTCGCCGCGGGCGTCGACCGCGCCGACACGTTTCAACTGTCCCGGCGCCCGCTGCAGTTCACCGCGCACCGCTACGCCAAGCCGGCGGGCGTCTGGTGTTTTGACGTCCAGACGCTCGACGTGCGCGGCGACACCCTGACGGCGACCCTCGGGCCGCCGGCGCACCAGTGAGGACCGATGCTGCGATTCGCGACGTCTGATACGCGCACCTTAACGCTGAGCGACGGCGAGACGCTGACCGTCAAGGCGCGGTTGACGCACGGCGAAGTGCAAGCGATGTTTGCGCGCATGTATGCGATTCAAGAGGGGCAGTCGGTGCTGTTGCCGTCGTCGGGCGACGCGCTGATTGTGGCGTATCTGGTCGACTGGTCGGCGAAAGACGAACAGGGGCGCCCGGTGCCGCTGCGCGGCCTGACGCCGTCGGAAGTGCAGGACCGCCTCGACGCGCTCGAGCATGACGGCGTCCTCGAGATTCGTCACGCCATCCAGGAACACGAACAGGCGATGCGCGACGAAACCGCCGCGCTAAAAAAAACGGCTGGTGGCGTGACCGCGTCTCTACCGACCTTGCAGTCTGTCGGTTGATGCATTGGACCTATCCCGACGTGCTGGCGCTGCCGGCCGATGTGTATGACGTGCTGGTTGAGGATTTAACGGCAAAACACTAATGGCGATTGCCTCCACCCTCCAGGCCGACTTTTCCGAATTCGTCGCCGAGACGCGCAAGGCCAACGCCGCCATGCAAGACATGCAGGGCGCGGCCGCCTCGACGTCGGGCGCGATGGGGGGCGTGGCGACGTCCATGGACAAGGCCGGCGCCGCGGCGGCCGCCGGGGAAGGCAGCACGCTCAAACTCGTGAAAGGGTTCGGCGCGGCCGAGGGCGCGCTGGCGGCGTTTGGCGTGCAGGGCGTCTCACAAATCAGCAACCTGGGATCGCTCGCGCAGTCGGCCGCGGGCGCAGCGACGTCGTT